AGACCAGATCGGTAAACCACAGCCGCGCCCCGGCGCTGAACGCGTACGAGACCGTGTCGAGACACCCGCGCGCAATGGTCGCGGTCAGCGCGACCGGGTCGATGGCGTCGATTTCCACGACCTCGAAGTGAACCCCGTCGGTGAGCATCGCGGCCGTGCCGGCGAGCACGTTCGTCAGGTCGGTCGCGGTGTTCAGCGATATCGACGTATCGAACGGACCAAGGCTTGAGGTGACCAGCGCGGTCGGGGTCCAGTTTCCGCCCCCGTGAAAAAGATAGGTCGAACCCGGCGAGACGACGCTCCATAGCTGGTAGTTGTACGACATGCCCGTGGGACGTTGAGCGGCCAGCATGATGAAACCCTGACCGGCCCCGAGCGTCGTAAATTCGTACGCGGGTAAATCGCGGTACAGCGTTCGATAGTCGGCGTCGATGCCCATCCAGTGAGCCGTGGCGATCGGGTTCGGGTTCGGCGGGACCCATCCCGTCGTCGGCACCGAGACGTAGCTCGAAGCGGGAAGACTGAACACGTCTTGGATCGCGGTGACGGTGACAGCGCCCGCGGTGAGCGTTCCGTAATCGATCTCGCCGACACGAAAAACGACCGAGCCAATCCCGAGCGGAGCAAAGTCGAGCACGAACACGTCGGCCGGGGTGAGCGTCCACGCGGTACGGTCGAGCTTGACCTGAATGCGCTTAAGTGCCGTCGACAGCGGCGCGAGGTCGCGCTGCGCGATTCGCGACGCCAGATCCGCCGTCGCGATGTACTTGTAGTCCCGCTTTTGCGAGACGACGACCCCCGAAGCTTGAATGCTTCCGGTGGCCTGCACCGCGACGCACTGCTGCCCGCCGTAGTTATTGCTGCCGATGGTCGGGTCGACGTAGGTTACGACCATTTCGTTGATCGCCCCGATGACCGTGGCCGCGTCATAGCTGACGATTTCGAGCACGTTGTCTTCGGTGAAGGTCGGAAGCGTGAGCGGGTTGTAGCCCCCGCGCAGCAGCTTGAGCACGAACAGACCGGTAGTCGGGTCAGAGATCAGCGCCCCGCCCGCGTTATTGATAATGTCCTGAATGAATTGCTCGATCGTGTTCTCGCGGTTCCACAGCACGCACAGACCGAGACCCTCGCTATAGAGTTGAGTCGCAGCCGCGGTAAACGACGTCAGATCGAGCTGCGCGCTGGGGTACCCCATGCCCCAATCGCTGTTGGTGAGCGCTTCGTAAATGATGTGCGCCGGGTTCATTCCGACGACCCCGCTCGACAGCGTGATCGCCGCTTGAGTCGGGTTCCACGGGGCCCCGCCCTGCCAGCCGGCCGTGGTGCGACGAACGCGAAAGGTCCAGGGTTTCGGGTATGGGTTGTTCGAGCCGACCTGGCCGGACTTGTAAACGAGCGTCGCGAGCCCACGGAAGGCCGACTGCGGCAAGCCCTGCTGCGCGGTCAAGTACGGGTTAGCGAGCTGCGTCGATTCGCCCGCCATGAGGTCGGCGTAGCCGAGAATTCCCCCCTCGCGCTGATCACCCCCGAACAGGCCAGGTGAGTTGATATAGATCGTTCCGGAACCGGTCTGCGTGCCGGCCCACGCGGTCAGATCCCCGGCGCGTATTTCCAGAAGCCCATCGGCGACGCTCGCCCCGACGTACGGCTCAAGCGAGTGACACAGGCCGAAGTGCAGGCCCATGTAATAGCGGTACCCGCTGACGGTGCTGCTGCCCTTTCCCATCAGCTCGTCTCAGCGCGCGCGCGCGCGACCTGCGCGACTTTGAGCGCGAACAGATCCCCGGTTGCCTCAAGCTCCGAGACGCGCAGCCCCCGCTCGAGGAAGTCGAGGTAATCGAAGCCGTGGTGTGCGAGCCAGACGCGAAGGCCCCGTGCGCACAGTCGCGCTGCGCGCACGTCGGCGATCGTGGCTCGCGGCTCGCTCATTTGCTAGGCGGGTAGATCGGCTGATTCGTAAGGTCGCCATACCAAATGATGTTCGAGTCGTCGATCCAGACCTCTCCGAACACGACGGCGACCGGGCGCCCGATCTCGATCTGCGGGATCGAAACATCCGAGAGTGACGCGGCTGCAGGCTGCTGCACGCGCGGCCGAAGCGCGTAGCTCAGAATTATCGAAATGATCAGAACGGCGATGTAATAGTAGGGCATCGGGTTGAGTCCTCAATAGACCGGTGTTCCGTTCATTGGGTTGCGGGTCGGGATGTAAAACTGCCCCCCGTAGAGCAGACCGTTCGCAGCGGATACCCCGTCGGCGAAATTGCGAAACGATGCGCAGTTAGTCGGGGTGCGGTTGCACCCCGGGTACGCGTTCACGAGCTGCCCGACGACCAGGCCCTCGAACGTGTTGTCAAGCGTGAGCGCGCCGCCGCTGGCGACCGAGTTGATCGTGCGTCGTTCCAGGTACCCGTTGCCGGTGTCCCAGGTGACGAACCCGCCCGTGAACAGCAACCCGGTCGGCGGGGTGGCCCACGCGGCCGCGGTGATCGTGAAGCCGGAAACCGCGGTCAGGGTCCCGGGTACCGCGAACGCCGCGGGGACCACGGTGCACTGCGGGCCGTACACCACATGTGGGCATCCAATCTGCCAGCGTCGACGCAGCCCCATCGTCTGAACCGCGGTGTAAACGGGCTCGCACGATAGCTCGACCTTGGATCCGATCCACCGACATGAGACGACCCGGCCGAGCCAGTCGACCAAGCCCTGAAAGGCGCTGTCGGTGTAGTGCACTTTGATGATCGTCAGTGCGACCGGTGTCGTCGGGGGCGTGACCGCGTACAGCTGGCCCACCGACAGATCGCGCGGCCCGGTGACCTTCAGGGTCTGCTGCTTGATTTCGGAGCCCTGCTTGACCGGCCCGCGATCGACCGGGGTCGACGCGAACGTGATGCCGCTGCCCGCCGGCCAGACGATCGGCCGGTCGGCCGTCGTGTATCGGAAGTGCAGCAGGCCGAGCGAAAAGTCGAAAAGCAGAATCGGCTCGCCCGACTCGATACTGCTCTCGATCGCTGCGAAGCTCATAGCGCGTGCTGCACCGCTTGCAGCGGCATGGTCGAGGTCGCCAGCCCGTCGAGTGCGGTCAGGTGCTGAATCTCTGCCACGTCCGAGGTCTGTCGACAGAGGGTGAGCCACGACACCCGGCGAATCGCCGAGACCGGAATCGGACTGCTCGACAGCGCCGAATCGATGCTGAGCTGCTCCTGAGCTGCTGAGAGCGTCGTCGCGGCCGAGATGCGTCGGTAGTACACCGCGCCCGAAAAAAGCTCTACACGCACGTCCTGACGGTTCTGAGCCGCACTCAGGTAGACCGCGTACCCAACGTTCTCGACCGTGATCACGGTCGCATTGCCGGCGATGTCGACCACCACGCGCAGGTCGAGCTGATAGGTCGGAACCCAAATCTCGCCCTGGCAGCCCTTCAGCAGGTACAGCAGCGAGCGGTACGCGGCGCGCGCTGCAGCCCCCTTGAGCCACCAAGCGTGGGAGAAGTGCGGAAACCCGACCTGCGCCCGGTCGTCGACCTCGATCGCCCCCGTCGAATTGTCGATGATGATTGCCTCGCGGTAGTAGGCCGCGTCCTGACCGTCGGCGTCGTTCGGCGAATCCTCGAGGACGGGCGCTCCCCGATACGTGGGCAGACCCGACGCCGCGGGCCAGTCGCACGGCTCGACGATCGTGAAATCGACCGCGACGTCGGCATTGACCCCGCTGTCGCGCTTGATCTTCGGGTAGGTGAGCAGGCGCGCCTGGCGGATCGGATACAGGCGCGTACCGACCGGCCACGCGTCGGCCGTCGTGGTGCCGGCGAGCAGGGTGAGCAGACCGGTCGCGATCGCCCCGACCTGGACAAGCTCGAAGGTCACCCCGTCGGTCAGAAGCAGCGCGAGGCCTCCCACCGCAAAGTCGCGATAGTCGGTAACGCATGCGATCGAGGCCGCTCCGGCGCTAACCGGCGCGGCGAGCGCCTGCCCGTCGGGCCAGATCGGAAGCGCCCATATCTGCGCAGACCATTGAAAAAGCTCCGTTTCCATCTGGCGTCGTTCCTGCTGCTCGACCTGGGCGAGAAACGAGAACGCGCGTCGTGGGGCTATCCGAAGCGCGCGCCGCTGCTCGGCCCCGGACCAGGCCCCGAGCACGTCGGTCTGAAAGGCGATCCGCTCGATCGGTGGCGACTGGTAGTCGGGGCGGTGTGTCCAGGCCACGATTCGAATCCCGCTGATGACGAGGGGGACAAGCTCGCCAGTGTTCCACGTGAAACCATAGGTGCCGCTGATGATCGCCGGCCCGAGCGTGGTCACCGTCACCACGTACGCGTCCGACTGGTTGGGCTTGTAGACCGTCGGAAGCGCGGGCCCCGCGTAGCTAACCCCTGCGATCGTTCCGGTGATCGCGGTTAGCGTCGCCGATGTCAGCTCAATGTGGGCGTTCCATACGTAGACGGTGCGCGAGAGGTCGTTCGCGAGCGCCCCGAGCGCGAGCACTGGCGGGTTGATCTGGATCCGGTAGTAGTAGTCGTCCGAGAACGAGAGCGCGCGGGTGCCGGTCCAGCTGAGCGCGGTGATCGGGACGACGGTGAACGACTCGGCTCCACTCAGGTCGAGCGCGGCGAGGTACCCCGCGAACGGGAACGCCGCGGGCGCACCGAGCGCGTCGTACACCTGAGCGTTGATCCCGGCGACCGTCGGATAGACAGCGTCGGACGCGAGCACCCCGGTTGTCATGCGGACTTCTTAAAGGCGATCCCGAACGGGTAGCTCGACGCCGGCCCGCCAGCGACCAGCGTTCCCGGGGGAATGTTCGCGACCAGCGGATAGAGCTTCCAGACGTCCGAGCCGATCGTGATCTCGTCCTTCGCATTGTTATATCGAAGGTTCACGTAGCGCAGGTCTGGTACCTCGCCGACCATGCTGAAGATGCTTCCCGCGGCGCGCTCTACGAAGATCGGCAGCGGGTACAGCACCGCAACACCGTTGAAGGTGTTCGGCGACGCCATGATTCCGCTGCGCTGCCACTGCGGAAGTGGACCCCCGCCGCCTCCCTGTCCGAGCGGGCCGACGCGCGTCAGCGCGACGCTGCCTCCCATCACGAACCAGCGAAATGTCGAGTCGACCGTGCATGCGATCGCCCCAGGTGGATGCGTGGCCCCGGCGCTGTCGAATGGTCGCGTGTTGCTCGGGTGATCGGCCTGACACGTGATCGGGTCGGAGCCGCTCGTCGGGGCGTACGCGTTCCAGCGCGAAGCGGTGACGTAGATGCAGGGCGACGCGCCCCCGACGATGTTGAGCTGCCCACCGTGGAAGTGCGCGAATATGTCGGTGCTGATTTCGATCAGCGCGTGCAGGTAGGTGCCGCCGCTCGACGAGAAGAAGTGATACGCGGCATACGGACCCGTCGCGGCGGTGAACACGTAGCCGAGACTCGTCTGCGCTTGAGTGCTCGGGGTCGCGCCTCCCGAGAAGGCGGTCGCCCCATAAATCGTGATGCTGTCGTCGGTTGAGGGGGCCTGAAAATTCAGATAGCACGAGCCCTTGTGAACCGCGAGCCACCACCCGCTCAGGTACGCGGCGTTATTATCGACCGTCCAGCCGTGCGCGGCCGCGAAGGTGGCGAGAGCCTGCAGAACGGCCGCGCATCCCGTCGCTGTTCCAGTCGCGTAGGCCATTCGCTCAAGCCTCTTTGATCGCGGCGAAACTGTTCTCCGCGGTGCGGAAGCAGTTTTGCAGCACGAGGTACGTAACCCCGCTGATCGTGATCGTGGTCCCGGAGGTGATCGAGACCCCGGGCACGAAGTAGACCCCATCAAACTCGCCCAGCGCGTTAGCGGGAGGGGTAGTGCTCCCCGTCGCCGGAAATGTGTTCGCATACATTTCGAGTCGCGTTGGAAACAGCGGGTAGGTACCGTCGAGATTCGGTTGCATCCAGGTCGGTTCGTTCGCCGCCCCGCCGTATATGTAAGGCCAGACCTGGCGCCCGGTGTAGTCGGGATTGGTGCCCAAACCCGCAGCGCTGACGTTTTGAAAAGGTTGCCAGCTGCCGTCAACCCAGTACACGTAAGCGGTCGTCGGGTCAAAAAACGCGCTGTGATTTCCGGTCACGTCCGACGCGAGCGTGTTGTGCACGATCGAGGTGCCGCCGATGAACAGCGGGTACGGGTACTGGCTCGGCTGCCCGTATGGGAAAAACTTTCCCAGGTACGCCGACTCGAAGACGGTGCCGACTTGAGCGATCACGATGATGCGCTGACCGTTCGCAATGAACGTGTACGGAATCGAGGCGTTCCACAGCGACAGAAACGTGTCCGGGCTCGCTCCCGGTTGAGAGGCCCACGGCTGGCCCGAGTTGTAGCCGGTCGCACCGCGCATGCGCCAATTCCAGTAGCCGCTTGAGTTGAACGCCTGCAATTGGACGTAGATCGCTTCCGTGGTCGACAGACCCGGTGCTTTCAGATACACCTCGTAGACGACCGCGTCGCCGTACGCATTCGTGTATCCAACCGCGTTGTCGGCGAGCTTCGTCCAATTCTGGCCCAGGCCGGTGAGCGTCGCATCGGTCGTCAAGAAGGTGACGAGCCGATCGAGCAGGTCGTCGTAATCGGTCGCAGTGCCGGTCGCGACGCTCATGAGCCGAGCGCCTCGCGAATGCGGTTCGGGTGTCGCGCCATGATGTTGATCACGGACTGCTCGCCCGGTGCCGTCGCGAGGTGATCGCCGAGCACCGACGGGTCGAGGACATTGATTACCTTGAATTGCGGTGCGGGTGCTGAAGCGCCACCCACGAACCCGCCCGCCGCGTAGTGCGGGACGCCTCCGACCGGCTTGCCGCGCAGCGCACCCCCGTTGATCGCTTCGAGCAGCGCGTGCATTCCGGGTTGAGAAGCGACGTCCTTGCGGATCACGAACTCGCCCGGGGTTCCCATGAGCGGGACCGAGTCGGTATTGCCTACCCCTGGAATCCATCCCCCCTCTGCTTTTCCGACCGCAGGGGTCACCGCCCCGCCCCCGCTGAACAGGCCGATCGCCTGTATCGATTTCATAACGAGCAGCTTGACGATCGCCGCCTCGATCGCCTGCGCAAACTGAAGACCGAACGCGCGAGCTGCGTCGCCGGCCGATTTTATGTTGTTGATCGTGTCGAGGATTCCCTTGCTCAACCCGTCGGTGAGACTGACCTGCGCGACGTCCTTGAGCTTCGCAAGTTCGGTGCCGGCCTGATCGGTCGATACCTTCAGACCATCGATGTGCTGCTGCGCTTGCTTTGCCTGCTCGACGAGCGCCGGGTCGTGCGCCAGCGCAGCAAGTCGCGTCATTTGGTCGACGATTCCCTGCAGTATCGGCAGCCGCTGTCGTTCCAGGTCGATGGTCTGCTGCGCCGCTTGAACCGGAAAGAGGTTCCCGCTGGCCTGCGCGTCCTTGATCTTGGCAAGCTCGATGTTCAGATCCTCGAATTGAACCTTCGCCTGGCGGGCCTGCTCGCCGAAGTCTATGACCGCGGTCCCGCGCGCGCGCGCGGTATCGACCGCAGCTCCGCGTTCTCCTGCGCCGACCCCGCCACGCGCGAGCGTGCGATCCAGCTCGGCCAGGTTCTTCTCAAGCTGCGCCCGTTGCTCGGTCAGGTGATCACCGCGCAGCTTCGCGAGCGCCTGCTCGGCTTTCTCCTGCGCGTCGGTGTTGCGCTTGTCGGCCGCGAATCGCTCGGTCGCAAGCGTCGCAAGCTCGCGCTCGCGCGCAGCGTTTATCGCAGCGATTTCACCGTCCAGCTTCGCAAGCTCTTTGCGCTGCGCGAGTGCCTTGATCTGGTTGTCCTCGTCAATCGGTACCGCGGCCGCGGCAGCGCGCTTGCGCACGAGAACGTCGATTTCCTCGACCGCACGCTCGTTGATGATCTGCGCGCGATCGTCGAAGTATTTCGCAAGCGTCGTCGCCCCACTCTCGAACGATTCCTTTTCGAGCGCTTCGCGCTTCGCCGCCTGCGCCTTGTACGCGTTCAGCTCGTTATCGAGCAGCTGCTGCTGAAGCTGTTCGCGTGCTTTAGCAATCGCTTCGCCGTGCGGTCCCCCGACCTCGTCGCCGAGCCCGGTCGGCGGTGTCTCGGGCGGCGGGGTGGCCGTCGCATAGCCGGCTGGCCCTTTTCTGAACAGCTCGGCGAACCGAGACGCCGCGGAAGCGGTTCCCCCGAACTCCGCGGGGGCCTCCTGAAACACCCCGAACGATAGGTAGTGCGCGCCGGCCTTGAGCACGTCCAGAATCGACGCGTTCTTGTCTTTCATGATTTCGAGGTTCCGATCGCTCAGCGTCGACACCTTGCCGAGATACTCGCCGATCGCCGAGCCCATCACCGCCAGGCCGGTGACAGTGACGTCGACGAGCCAGCCGATCGTCGCCCCGAGCGACTTGAACCCGTCGGTACCGGATGCGGTCTGATGCAAAATCGTCTGCATCGCGTGCGAGACCGCGGGGGCGAGCCCAGCGGCAAACTGCGTCGCCAGCCCGGTGACCTCGGTTTTGAGGTTTTTCGCTTCCTCCTGGACCTGCTTGAATTGCGCGATAAGCTCGGTGCTCTGATAGACCCCAAGCTCCTTGAGCCGCTCGACGTACCCGCCGATACCCTTCTCGGCGACGTCCTGAAAGACCGGTAGCAGCTGCGCCGCTCCGCGTCCCATCAGCAGCTGCGCCGCCGCCTGCGCCTTCGTATGGTCCTGCATGCGACCGAGCGCTAGCGCGACCTTGTCGAATTGCTGATCCGGGGTGAGCCCAATGAAATCGCGCACGTGCAGACCGAGCGCAGCCAGTGCCGTTGTGGCGCCCGCAGAGCCCTGCTGAGCGGCGAAAATCGAGCGCGCGAGCCTTCCCATCGCGGTCGTCATTGCGTCGCCGTCTACGCCCGCCTGGCGCGCCGCATAGGCATACGCCTGCAGCGAGTCGGTGCTGATCCCGGTCTGACGGTGCAGCCGCGACAGCTGCTCGCCGGTCTCGATAGCGCCCTTGACAAGCTCGCCGAAACCGTGAACGACCTGCTCGAGCGCGAACAAACCGATGAGAGTCTTGCCCAGCTCGGCCGCGACGTTCTTGATCGAGGCCAGCGACCCCTCGGTGTCCTTGCCGTGTTTCTTCGCCCCCTCGGCCATCTTCGCGAAGGCGGCGATCACCTGTTCCTCGCCCTCTGACGAGAGCTTTACCAGAACGCTGCGCACGAAAGGTCAGCCTCTAAGAATCTCTGGCAGCTCGGGGGGCGCGTGCTTGTCCTTGGTGTGCGGTGCGAGCAGCGCCCACAGCACCATCGAAACGTCGTGACGCTCCTGCATCTGTCGCTTGCGCAGCTCACTGTATGCGAGCAGCGCCTCACGCAGCGGCCAGGTCAGCACGAGCCGCGCGCGCAGCGGGTCGAAGTCCGAAAGCTCGCGCACCATCAGCTGCCAGTCGCCGTAGTAGAAGTCGCCCCGGTCGCGGAATTGGGCTGCGCTTCGACTCCCGACGGGGACGAAGACGTCCGGGAAGTCTGCAACGAGGCGAGCCCGCTCCGAAAAAAACCGGTCACCATCGAAATGATGCCGGCCTGAATCTGTCGCTTCTCGACGTCGTCGACCACGGTGCGCAGGTGATCGCCGGTCGCGCGCATGACCTTCAGGGTCCAGTCGCCATCCTCAAGCTCGACCGGTATCAGCAGACACCCGAGCAGGTTGAACACCTGGCCGTCGGCGATCGCTGCGCTGAACAGGCGCGCAGCGAAGTCCTCCGGGCTCTCGTTCTCAGCGACCACGAGCGTATCGAGCCGAGCCCCGCGGATCAGGTTCATGCAGGTAAAGTCGTTCTCGATCGTTCGACGCAGAATCGTTCGAAACTTGCGGTTTGCGAAGCTGTAGACCGTGTCCATTCGGTGCACCTTGAGTGAAAAAGGGGCGGCGTGGTTGCCCCGCGCCGCCCCTTGCCGCACGCGCGGCCTGCGAAGGTCCTTGTCCTAGGCGCGCTGAATCAGATGACCGAACGGCTCCGTCGCGTGGTTCACGGTATCTGCGATCAGCGCTCCGTCAAGCGTCCAGTTTCCGAAATCGTCCGCGATGAACCCGAGATTGCCCGAGGGGGTGAAGCTGACGTGCCAGCCCTCGTACTCGTACACAGGCCCCTTGACCGGGTTGCCGATGAACCGCAGGTAGCCTTCGACGAGCCCGACGGTTGAAAGCGCAACGAGGTTGTAGGTCACGGCCGCGGCCGAGCCGTCCCATACCGTCGCCGTCGCGGCGGTGAAAAGCCCCGTGGTGAAGATTTGAATCCGACCGGTGACGAGATCGACGTTGTAGTCGGTGCCGAGCACCCCGACCGTCGAGCCCTGCTTGACGTCGGTGACCGTGATGCTGCGGTAGCCGGTCGGGTACCACGCGCCATTCAGAGGCAGCGACGTGAGCGCGCCCGCCGTGATCGTCGAGGTCGAGGTCTGAACGAACGTTCCCTCGGTGCCGAGCAGCGCAGCGGCCAGATTCTTGAGCGAGTATTCGTCGCCCGTCACCTTCAGGGTCAAGTCCTGCTGAGTCACTGCCTGCGCGTACAGCAGCGAGCTAGAGTCCATCGACTCGTATTTTTTCTTGATCGTCGGCTTCGGCGTCAGATCGAAGGCGGTGACGTTGCCCAGGTCAAACTCGCCTGTTTTCGTGGTGGTGTTGTTGACAAAGCGGTCGAAATAGAGCTTGCCACGACCGAGCATCAGATTGCCGGGGTTCGGCGCCATAGCGAGTGCGGGCATCGTCTTGCTCCCTAGATGGTTACTGCGTCTTGGTCGGGTCGGTTCTCAACGTCTGGTACTGAACGTGGAAATCGGCCAACAGCAGTGCGTATGCCTGATCCTCGTTCGCGTACTGCCACTCGAAGCGACCGGGCAGGATGTCGGTCGCCAGCGCGCCGAGCGGGTTCGAGTTGAGCGTCTTTTCGCACCATACGATGATCGGGTCCGCGAGTGCGTCGGGCGCTGCACCCGACACGTAGATGCTCACCCGCATGATCAGCAGTCGCTCGAGGATCGGCCCCCAGCGGTCGCTTTTGAGCGGGCTGCCCTCGTCGGTGTGCGGCGCGACCGTGAGCGTCGGAAGATCCGACGGCTGATACGGTTCCATGCGCACCCGGACCGCGGCCGGAACGCCGCCCGGGGTCGAGGTGTTCAGCGCCGCGATGGTCGCCGCGATGATCTGATCCCGAACGCTGTTCGATGGCATCTACGGAACCTCGCACAGAATGTGCGTGAGCGCACCGTCGCCCGTCTGTTGCATATCGCGGATCTTGAGCGAGATCCCATCGACCGTGATCGCCTCGGTGTTGTGCGTCCCGCTCGGAAGCGACGAGGTCTGCACCGTCACCGAGGTCACGGTTGCGCTGATCCCGGCGATCCCCATCGACAGCAGCACGTCGCGGCTCACGATATCGATCAGACCCTTGATCGTATGGCCCGCGATGACGACCGGACGGCCGATATCGGCGAGCATCACCGCAATGTCGCCGTCCGCGAAGAAGGTCGGCACAGCTCAACTCGTCGCCTCAGTTTTTCTCGTTCCAGGAAATGATGCTTGCCCCGACCGTCACCGACGGCGACGAACCCCCGGTGACCGTGAACGCGAGACGGTAGTACAACCCGACCTGATCCTGGGGACGGAATGACACCATCTGCGCGCCGGCCGCAGCGATCGCGACCGCAGCCCCGACGTTCGTCCAGCCGGTTGAGTTATCCGCGGAGCATTGCAGCTGCGCGGTTAGCGCCGTCGGGGCCCCGGTGATCGCGCCGTTTTCGAGAATGAGCGCCGCGTCCCCCTTCGAGAGCGGGATCGCTACCCCGGTCTCGTTCGCGGTTGCCGTCACCGCGGCAGGCGCGAACAGCTGCGTGATGCTGCCGTCGCTCAACACGTAGGTATAGTCGATTCCCATTTTTCATTTCCTCCGCACAAAGGGGTCCCGAGACCGCACCGCGGGCTCGCGCGTATCAACCGTGTCGGGCGGCGTGATGCTGGGCCAGTCGCCCTTGGTCACCTCGCGCGCGTTGCCAAGCGCAAGCGCGCGTCGCGCGTCGAGGTCGTCCAACTCGACGACCTCCCCCGCGTGGGCGATGCGCCCGGGTGAGGCGATGAAGTCTTTCAGCGCCATCACCAGAGCCGTCGGACGTTCAAAAGTGGGCACGACGTCGGGTTACGCGTTCAGATCGATCGCCACGCAGAACGAGACCGGGTGCCGCACGGCAACGTCGGCCATCTGGAAGCTCGCGACCTCGATCAGCGCTTGCTTCTTGAGCGAGTACGGGTCGACGATCATTTCCATCGCACCGCCGAATTGACCGATCAGAAGCTCCTGCCAGTTACCGAAGATCAGCCCGTGATGGGAGCCCCCGGTCGCGGCCCCGTCCTCGCCCATCGTTGCGCTGACCTGATTCGTGCTCTCGGCCTTGTAGCCGGCCATTTCGCCCGAATCGATGGTGCCGTTCCACAGCTGCCCGCCTTGAGCGATAGCAGCGGCCGGAAAGCGCAGCGTCGTGATTGCGTCCGCCGCGATGCCCGGGGTAGTCAGATACCCGAGCGTTCCGAACAGCGCGTTCGCGGTGGCGAGCAGCTCCTGCATGTGAACCGCGCCGGTAAAGGCGATCAGCTGGCCCGTGTTGCTGTACGACGCATTCGAGAAATCGGTCGTCTGCACGTTCGGCTGGTTGTAGATTCCGAGCGGCTGACTGTTGATCCCGGTCCCGTGTATGCCGGCCAGGTCCCAGGCCAAGGCGTGCTTAGCGGCGATTGACGCACGCACCATAGACTCAACATCGACCGAAGACTGGACGAGCAGCTGTCGACTGTATGCGGTGGTTGCCATCAGCGAGCGCGGGGTGAGCGTGACAATGTCCGTCGTCACGTTCGACGAGGCCACGTTCGAGCCGCTGTTCTCAGCGACCCACGTTGCGGTGACGTCCCCGGTCTGACGCGGGAAGCCGATCGGGCTCGACAGTCCGGTCAACACGCGCGCACCCATGCGAACGACCTTCGCCATGTTGCGCAGAATCTCGATCAGCTCGCCCCCGTACTCGGTGAACACTACCTCCTTGATCGCGTTCGCGGTCTGCGAGTCGATCGTGCCGGCGCGGGTCAAAGCCTGTTCGAGCGCGCGCGCCTGCTCTGCGGTCAGCACCGCCCCGCGCTTGCCCTCGTGCTTCGTGCCGCGCAGCGTGGTCGGAATCAGCAACCCGCCGCGCGATTGGAACTGCTGCGGCATGCGCTTGACAAGGTCGTCCGATATTTCGGTCTCGAACGAAGTCTCGCGCCGACCCTCCGCCATGTTTGCCGCGGCCAGAATCGCACGCGAGTAGCTGTACTGTCGCGCCTCGGTCGGGCTCAATTTCAGCCCTGCGTTATCGCCAAGCTCGGCCGGGGGAAGCGGAATCGGCTGGGTGGCGCGCGCCTCGAGGATCTGCGTGCGCACGTCCTCGATCGAGGTGCCGTCCGCGAGCCACTTGGGCAAGCGGTCGAGCATGCGGTGCGTCTCGGCCAGACGTGCGATGTCAGCGGCAGCGGCCCCGGCAATCGGTGCTGCTGCTGCGCCGTTCGGTGCTGCTACCACTGGATCCGGCATTTGCGATGCTCCTTGACTGTTGAGAGAGCGCGTCACCATGACCGAAAATCGCGTCTCGTTCATGCCGGCCGCGCGGTTGACCCCGATCGTATGATCGGCTGGAACGCTGGTGAGGGTGGCCTCCATCGGGGTCCAGCGCGTGGCCCGATAGGTGTCGGGCTTGTCGCCCTTGCCTTCCTCGTACTCGTACTTCGAGATCCGATAGCCGACGCTCATATTCTTGCGAATGCCGTCGACCACGTCCTGCTCGACCCCGGTCGCCGAGCGCGAGAACATCATGTTGCCGCGCAGCTTGCGATCCTTGCCGACGTGCAGCCCGGTGATCACCCCGACCTGATTGCGCGAGTCGTGATCCATGAGCAGTGGCATCCCGTCGGCGCGCGACAGGTCGACCGCGTCCGGGGTGTGCTGGAGAATCTCGTTTCCGTACCAGCGCTCGACCGGAATTTCAGATGACAGACTGATCGGGTAGGAGCGCATCTTGCCGACAGTGCTCTCGTCGGCGCTGATCACCGCCCCGTCGCCGTCTTCCTCGTCGCTGTCATCGCCGCCCGCCTGGCCAGCCTCGGTCGCTGAGCCGGCGCGTCGCTTCGGTTTTTTCGCCTTGGCGGGAGGGTTGACTCCGGGCAGCGCCGCTTGACGGGTCGCGTCGTCGTCATCCGGACTCGGGTCATCGTCCTCGGGAGGCGGGGTCGCGACGATCGGCTTGCGAACGATGATCGACCGATCCCGGTACAGGATCGGCAGCTCGTCGGTCTCTTTGAGCTTTTGCGGCATTGCGTCAGTCCTCCTGCGCCATTGCGGCAAGCTCAGCATTGACCACGCGCAGACGGGCTGTGCGCGCGCGACCGCCTCCGCCCGACGCATCGGCCTGATCCGCGCCCGGGTTGTCGCCCGCGGTCGCTTGAGCGCCGACGCCAAGCCCGGTGAGCTTGAGCCCCAATTCCTCGATGATGCGCTGTTCCTCGGCCAATTCCTCGGCCACTTCTTCAAAGTCGCCGCCCGTCTCTGCAATGACCCGGGTGCGCGAGGTCAACCCGTTATCGATCTCGGCAATCGACGCATTGATGTCCTTGAGCGGGTCGACCCATTGCCAGCCGCGCGCGAGGAAGCGCACCGATAGCCAGGCGCTCGGGTCGCGTGCGTCGAGCACGAGCTGCCCGGACAGCTGCGCAAAATCGATCCACTCGCGATAGATCGGCTTCAGAAAGCGCCGAATCCACATCTTCTGAAGTACCCGCCACTGATCGCGCTCGATCAGCACCCCGGCCCGCATGCTCGAGTAGTTCACCCCTTCGAGGTCGTTTGCGAGCGCGTTGTATGCGACGCGCAGCCCCGAGGCGATGAACCGCAGCATTGACTTTAGAAAGTTGCCGAATGCGATGGTCGGATGCGCGGGGTTCCAGTCCTTGAATTCGAGCCCCGGCGGGAGCATCGCGAGCTTACCGGGCTCGGCCTCCATTTCGAGCTTTTCCTCGGCCTGCGGCGGTTCAAAATCGCTCGCGTCCTTGAATTGGAAAAACCCCATTTTTGAGGCCCCGGTGCGCGCCGCGACAAGCTCGGCCTCGACATACCCGTCGAGCATCTTGATGGGCATCATCACCGAGTTGAGCCACGTGGTCCCGCGCGTCTGATTCGGGCGCTCCGGGTCGTAGATATGCAGCAGCTCGTCGGCCGGAACGCGCAACCGCTGACGCATCGTGATGTTGGTCAGGTCGGTCGGGTGACGGTCCCAAATCCAGTACGCGACGGGCACCCCCCACTTATCGACCTCGACCCCGAGTCGAATCTCGTTCTCGCCGTCGACCGGTGCGCGGAAGTATTGATGATCGAGCAGGTCCGGGTCGATCTGCTGAAGCGCGTACTTGTACGGGTTCGGTGCATAGCCGCGAATCTTGCGAACGAGCACCTCGCCATCGGTGGCGATATTGCGCAACAGCAGACGCTCGAAGTCCGCGAGCGCCATGAGCCCGTCGACGGTGACCGCGTCGGACCACGACTCCCACGCGTCCTCGATCTTCTGGTTTAGCGCGAAATTGAGCTTGCCGTCCTTGTTGCGCACGCGGGCCTGAAACTTGAATCCATCGGGTCCGACGACGTTCGCAGCAAGCAGCGCGAGGTACTGCTTGACGAGCGGACTGTTGCGCGACAGCTCGCGCGCGCGCGAGCGCAGACGCAGAAAGTCGTTATAAATCTCCTGGTCGGCGCTGATCGGCGAGGCGATCCAATCGAACCACAGTCTCGATAGCTCGGCGCCCTTGAAAACGCTGCGCTTGTAGAGAGTTGTGCGCCCGAAGAAAACGCGACCGACCGAGCCGAGCGCGCGCCGAAACAGGGACGGTCTGCGCGCGCGCTTCATACCGACGTGACCGTTTCCCAACCCGCGGCGCCCCCGATCCGCAGCTTGTTGAGCGTGGTGTCGAAGTACACACCGCCCTTCACGTAGGCCGGGGCGCCGATCGTCGCGTGCTGTTTCGGCATCAGGACGTTATTCAACAGGCCCGCAGAGTCGAGGCCTGGAACCGCGACGACAGCAGAGCCGCTGCCCGGTGTGCCCGACGACAGCCCGTCTACTTCGAGCGTGTCCCCAGCGACGAGCGCTGTCGCGCCAGAATTGACGAGCACGGGCGCGGGGCCTGTGGGCAGTTGACCGACCGGCACCTTGCCGCCCGTGTCGAGGGAGGCCGCACCGACGACGGCCGACCCGCTTCCTGGCGTTCCCGACGAGGCGGCTCCGGCCTGCAGCACGTCGCCTGACGCCAACAAGACGCCGTTAGACCCGACAATCGGAACAAAGGAGACCGACTGATCACCGTGCGGCGTGCGGTACCCGAGCACTTTTCTGGTGACACGGTCGACGATCCAGGGAACGCCCCAATCGAGCTGAGAGTCAGCCATTGGGCGACCTTAGTCCTCGGGCCAGCGGTACGCGTACGGAAACGGCCCTATCACCTTGGCCGGGAACACGACGTTCACGTCGATGGTCGCCTTGCCCGGGTTGCGCTGACGCCAGACGAGCGCTCGGAACTGGCCGCGCATCTGCAGCAGCTCGCGCCGCGGGATCTTGCTGATCGAGCGGCCGGCGATCGAGTAGTGCTCAATATCGGCCGTGATCCCGGTCAGCAGCGACTGCTCGATCACGGCGAGCGTTTTTTCCTCGTAGGTGATCGCGTCCCCGGCGCTCAGGGAGGCCAGGTCCGGGTTGACCATGATCCGGCCCTCGCCGACGTCGTAGGTCTCGCCGAGCGAAGCATCGGTGAGCCGCTCAACGAAGCGATAGGGGGCAGGGGTTGCGGTCGTGTTGAGCGGTGCGGTATCAGTCGGGGTCAGTACCACGTGCCACGTGATCCCGTCAGAATCCGCGATCGCCGGCTTGCTCAACACGGCCGCGCCTGCCATGAGCAGGGTATATGCGAAGTCTGTGTTCGAGAAGTTGGGGAACCGCCGATCCACCTTCAGGGTGGTGTGCGCGGTGAGGTAGGGCGGAAACCGCGTCGGGATCGGCGGTTCCATCACGGTTGTCATGGACGCGCAGTCTATTCCTGGTATTCGCGACCGGTCAATGGCCCCACGGATGGGGGTTGCAACCGGGTTTCACTTCCAGCTGTTAACCCATCCGGTCTTGCCGAACGCGGGGCCCGACGTCTTCGAGTACCACGACGGGCGCGCGGGTTGTGCGGCCGCGGGTTGACCGCGTCGCGACGACGGCGCGGCCGCGGGCAGCTGCTCGACGGGCTCGACCCCGGGCTCGACCGGAAGCGGGAGCATCGCCGCTGCCATCTGACCGAGACGGGCGACGGTCTGCCGTCCCAGCATGTAAAGCGCGGCCAGCGAATACACCTCCAGGTCAAGTCCCTCGTTTCGGTCGCGCGTCTTCACGTACTCGCGCACCGCGCCGACGCCCTTCTTATATCGGCGTATGGCCTTCTCCGAGGTGAGCTGTTCGAGGTACTCGTCGTCAACCCATGCCGGGATGTGCAGGTACCCCGGACCCGGGACCCCCGAGTGCATGCGGCTAAAGATGGTGTCCTTCGCCGTGTCGACCCCGAGGATATAAAGCTTCACCTTATAGCGGTTGCTCGCGCTCGGACGGCCCACGATCTCACGACCCGGGCCGGCCATCCCCTTGATCGCGCGAACCCGCTGCACCCCCTCGATACCGGGGACACCTCGGAGCCGACGCGTCTCGCGCGGCTTGACGAACCGGTAAACCTTGTCTGTGTGAAGGCCCCCGCTGTCGATCGCGACGGTGCGCACCGCAAGCTCGCGCCCGCTGGCGTGCGTGTAGGTCTGTTGCAGAATCGAGTCAAGCTCGAACCACGTCGCATCCTTCAGCGGGTCGCCCTGCACCTGATGCAGTGCGATGAGCCACGATTCCTCGCCGGCCCCCCAGCCCTTGACAGCGACCTCCAAGCGGTCGCCCTGGACATCCACGGCGGCGGTGAGCACCGCGACCCCGGCCGGCACCTCGACCCCGCCGTAATCTTCGAGTCGCGCCTTCAGGCCAGTCGAGTCGATTTCGTCGCCGCGTTCCTCCCATGTTTCCGCTAGTCGCGTGTTCACCCACGTTTTCAGCTTGATCGGGTTGTCCTTGGCGGCGAGAAACTCCGAGACGATGTCGGCCCACGACACCCACCCGGACGGTGCATACAAACTCGACAGGTGAAAGCCCGCGGTCTTGCCGTCGCCCGTCGCGGTGGCGCGCCACTCGCCCGAGGCCAGCATCCAGGTCTTGTGTCGTTCGTGGATCAGCGCGCCGCAGCCAGTGCACAGCAGCGCCGCGGTCTCGGGGCGCTTCTCCTGCCACTGGATGCGCTCCCAGCGAACCCAGTCCATCAGCGCGCAGTGCGGACACGGGACGAAGTACCGACGCTGATCGGAGCGCTGAAATTCCGCCTCGATGCGCGAAAGCCCTTTGATGGTCGGGGTCGAGGTCATCAGGATTTTCCTCCGCGCGAAGGTCGAAGCCCGCTTGCGCGCCAGCTCGACCGGGTCGCCCTCGCCCTCGACGTCGCCCGGGTACCCGTCGACCTCGTCCAGAAAGAGGTACCGCACGGGCATGGCGCGCAGACCGACGGCGGAATTTGCCCCGGTGAGCATCAGGATGCCGCCCGGGAACTCCTTCTCGAACATCGTGTTCCCGCTGTCGCGCGAGCGGGCCTCGCTCACCTTGTCGCGCAGCGCGAGCGTCGACTCGATCATCGGCGAGAGCCGCTGTTTGCTGATCTTCTTCGCCAACAGCAGCGTCGGCTCGACCATCAGCATGGGACCCGGCGCGACGTCGACCACGTAGCCGATCCAGTTCAGCCCGAGCCGGGTCTTGGCGAGCTGAGCTCCCGACACCCATACGACGGTCTCGACCGGGCTCTGCGGCGACAGACAGTCCGCGATCTCGCGCACGTACGGGGTGCGCTCGGTGCGGTAAGGACCAGGTTCGCTGCTGTCCTTGCTCGAAAGCACGACGTTCGCATCGGCCCACTCGGACAGCGTCAGCCGACGGTCCTGCGCCCATGCGGAGCGCCACAGCTGCTCACACAGCTGCGTCGGCGATAGCTGCGGAGACGCGGTCAATTTCTTCCGTGATCATGGTGTGAATCTTGTGCGAGTCGGTCTCGCCGACCAGACGCGGGGCGAGCCGATCCGGGATCGAGTGCAGCATGTCGCGCGCAGCGCGCGCGAGCTTGTAGAAGTGCGAGCGCACTTCCTCGGCGTCGACGAGCTTGCCGCGCTTCTGATCGTATTCCAGGTTCGCCAGCCGCGCCTTGACCGTCTCGCGCAGCGCGCGCGAGCGCGCGAACGTGGCCGTTTCGGGGTCTCGCGGACCTGGTTGTGCCCCCTTGCCGGGTGACTCCCGACCGGGTGCAGGGGTATCCTCGCCGACGATTTGCCCCCCGTGCGGTACCGGTTCGCTGTTGCGCTTCCAATCGCGGTCAGCGGTGACCGGGTCCACCCGACCATTGACGAGCGTTATGCGACCGGTGCGCGCTGCTTTCGAGACCGCTGTATGGCTCACCCCGCGATACTTCGCGTAGGCGTTCATTGTCATCGTCGCGACCGACCGGGGAGGCGTCGGTGCTGAAGTCTTTGACCGTGCATCAGCCCTGGGCATGGGCGATCGCCGCAGGGCACAAGCGCGTCGAGAACCGCTCATGGGCTACCCCGTACCGCGGCGACCTGCTGATCATCGCCGGCCGGTCGCGCGCGAGCCTGGAAGCGGGTAACGAGCTGCTGCGCTCGCTCGGGTGCTGGCTCCCGGATGGGTACGTGTACGGGGCCGCGGTGTGCATCGTGACGCTTTACGCGGTGCTGCCGCTGAACGAGCTGCTCAAGCTTTACCAGCCGCACCCGATCGCGACGGGCCCTTTTTGCTGGATGCTTTCCGACGCGCGACCGCTGCGGGAGCCGATCCCGATGACGGGCCATCTGTCGCTGCGATCGGTAACGTCTGCATCGGTGAAAACGGAAAATCTCGCGTCCACTTAGCCCAGTCGTCCGGGTGCTCGTCGCGCAGCGCGGCGAGCGCGGCCGGGTGAAAGTCGAGCCCGCCCTGCTCCTTGCGACCGAGCGTCGGCGGGCGCGCGATCCCCTGCTGATCGAGGTACGCGTATACATCGGAGCGACGCCACGAGCGAAGCGGGAACACGCGCCGCGCGCGCTCGTCGAGCCCCCCGCAGCGTTTCATGATCAGCGCGCGCGAGAACGAGTCGTTGCGACGCCACCCGTAGGCGATCCAGTCGACGCGCGCATCGGCGCGAAACGCATCCTCGACGTCGGACATTTTGATGCGCGGGGCCTTGTCGAGCCCCGCCCAGTGCGGCTGCAGCACCGCGTTTCGGTAGCAGCGCGACAGGTCGAAGTGCGGGTACATCCGCACCTGAACCCCGCAGCGCTCGCGCACCGCGCGCGCCCAGTCGTCGACCACTTCGAGACCGTGCACGCGGTACAGATAGAACGCCTCGACGCGGCTGAACACCTGACAGCACAGGTCGAGAGTGGCTAGCGAGTCTTTCCCGAAGCTGACCGCGACCCCGATCGCGCCCGTTTGAGCGCGCACGATCCCGAGCAGGTTGCGCGCGCTGGCGAGCTGCTCGACCACCTTACAGAACCATCCGCAGCGGGATTGCGGCGACGAGCGCCGTCGGCGGGGTCTGTTCCTCGAGGTCGCGTGCAAACTCGGCCTCGACGTGCGTCGGCAGCGGCACCTCGATCGTCGGGCAAATGCGCGTGATAAACGCGTGCACGGGGGTTCCGCGCTCGGTGCGGCCCTCCCAAAGACGGGCCGGAACGCGCACTCCATCAACCATAAACTCAACTATCTTTGAGGTGCTGTGAAGCGTGACGTTCACGATTTTCTCTCCCCCTGATTGAGCGGCCAATACAGCGGTGCGTCGGTCACGACCGCATTGACCGTCGCAGTGACGAGTATTTGCGGATACTCGCATTTGAACAGGTGCCACCATCGACGCTTGACCTCGGGTGGCAGAAACGCGTGCGGGTTGAGCGCTACCAGGTCGCGCGCGTAGTCGCAGCACATGCGCATGCGCACTTCTTGAGTGGCCCCGGATGGGACCTCGGGCATCGGGGGAAGGTAGCAGCGTCTCACCGCAGCGCGCTCTCCGGCCACCAATTCTCAACCCCGCGACCGTCGGCTGCCTTGTAACGCAGACGGTACATATTTTCGTCGGCCGTGTACTCGGCGCGACCGGTGATCACGCCGCTTTCACCGCTAACGTCGACGGTGACCTCCTGCGAAAGATCGAATTTGAAACTCATTTAAATCCTCTCAATGTAATTGAATTCTGCCTATCAACTCGCTCAAAAGCCAGCACGCCAGTCCGCCCCACCCAAGCGCGAATCTCGGAGAGGACGGAACGCCGATGGTTGCCAGCACGAGCAGCACGAAAGCGGCGACTTGAAGAATCAGAACTACTGTGACCATTGGGGCTCCCGGGGTGTCACGACTTTCGCGCCAGCGCGCGACGCTGCGCTTGAATCTCGGCCCACCGCTTAGCGTGCGTCGGGCAAAGGTCCTTGTTGTGCGCCGGCTTGTGCGTGCACGAATCGCACAACGCAGCGTCGCACGTGCGACCGTTGGGCAGCTTCCAGTCGCAAAGGTTGTTCCCTTTGACTGCGCGACACACCTCGCAATCGCGTCTCGATTGACCGCGGGTGCAGACAATCGTGCTGCCCATGCGAAGGCATGGCATCAGGCACGCCCGCTGGGATTCGAACCCAGGCCCGCCGGTTGCTCGTCAACCGGGCGCTCTACCGCTGAGCTACAGGCGTGCAATCTCATAAGCGGGCCAGGCCCCACGCGAACCAAAGCGACTTGAGCCGACCGATGCGCAGCGCTCGATATGCGCGGTAGTGTCGACGCAGTCGCGTAAAAAACGGACGCTTGCGAAGCTTGATCACGATCGAGCCGTAATTCGGGTCAGCCGTCATCGGGGGGCAACCGCTTGAAAAAGAATCGACCGCGGCGCACGCCCCAATTGAGCAGGCCGAGCGTGCACCATACCCCGC